CCCCGGCGCCCGCCAGCAACTCGCGCCAGCCGCCCGCCGATTCCAGGCTCGTCACATCCACCGTCTCGGCGTTGAAGCTCAGCCGCGTCGCGCGCAGCCCCGCCACCGTCTCGAACTGCCCGTCGCCCGTAAGGTCGATCTTCAGCAGCAAATCCTTGCCGTTCTGCACCGCCATCGCTCTCTCCGTTGCTTGCCCCGGGCGCCGCCCGGACATCCCGTCCGCCTCAGCCGTCCACCCGCGCGCGGAACGTCAGGTCGACCCGCCGCACGCCGCCGCGCCCCTCGCGCGCCGCCCGCGCCTTCAGGAACCACAGCCCCACCAGCCGGCCGCGCGCCAGCACCAGCTCGGCACCCACCAGCGCATCCGACACCGCCGCGGCCGCCTCCTTGGCCGCCTGAAACCCCGCGGCCCGCGTCACCACGCTGACGGTGAAGCGGTGCTCGGCCCCGCCGCCCGACCCGTCCGAGGCGTCGCGCACCTCCTCGGGGCCGACCAGCACATAGGTCTGCGGCCCGGCGCCCGGCGGCACGGCATCGTGGATCGCCGCGCCCACCAGCGCGGTCAGCGCCGCATCGCCTGCCAGCCGCTGCCAGACCGCCGCCTGCAACGCCCCCGCCGCCCCATAGCTCATGCCGGACCCTCCTCGCGCGCGGCCAGCGTCAGATACCGCCCCTCCGGGTCGCGCTCGGCCACCGCCAGCACGGCAAACACCCGTGCCCCCTCGCGCAGCCGCTCGCCGGGGCGGGGCCGCTGCGGGCTGCCCTCGGGCGCGGCGCGCAGCGTGATGCGCCAGGGCACCCGCGCCAGGTCGGCGCCGCCCTCGACCACCTCGCGCCCGCCGCCCGGCACCATCTCGGCCCAGACCGCGCCGCGCCCCACCCAGGCTTCGGCAAAGCCGCCGGCGCCGTCGGGTACCCGCGTCACCGCCTCCAGCACCAGCCGCCGGTTCAGCCGCGGCGGGGTCATCGCGCGCCCCCGCCCAGCACCCGCACCGTGCGCCACCGCTCGATCAGCCCGGCCACCGCGAACGGCATCGCCGCCGCCGCGCCGAACCCGCCCAGATGCCGCGTCTCGTGGTAGCTTGCCGCCAGCAGCCGCACCGCCTGCCGCAGGTCGTCGGGCACATCGCCCCAGGCCGGGCCAAAGCCTGCGTCGAACACCACCTCGGCCACCCCGCCCGCGGGGATCGCCGGCAGGCAGGCCCCCGCCGGCACCAGCCGCGGCCGGTGCTGGTCGGCCACCAGCCGCCAGCGCGCCGGCTCCACCGCCACCGGCGCCCCGTCGCCCCGCACCAGCGTGACCGAGACCACCGCGCTGACCGGCGCCAGCGGCAGCGCCTGCCCGCCGGCATCGCGCCAGGCCCCCACGGTCCAGCGGAACCGCCGCGCGATCAGCGCCTTGCCGATCCGCCCCTCGATCGCCGCCAGCGCCGAGCGCAGGTAGGCCAGCACCAGCGCATCCTGCACCCCGTCGTCGGCAAAGCCGGTGCCCAGCCGCAGATGCTCGCGCATCTCGGCCAGCGGCAGCGCGCCCTCGGGCACCCCCGTCAGCTCCGTCAGCATCATGTCCGCACTCCGCTATCCCCGTCTGGTCGGGCGCGCACCCCGTCGTCGCTCGGACGGAGGGAACTGCTAGGCAACGCCGGTTGGCGGCGCGCGCCCGGGCCCCGCGGCCGGTTGCCCGACCGCGGGGATCACCCCACCCTCAGGTGGTCGCGAACTTCAGCAGCTTGATCGCCGCAAAGTCGCTGACATCGCCGCCGACGCGCTTGGTCGCGTAGAACAGCACATGCGGCTTGGCGCTGAACGGGTCGCGCAGCACCCGCAGGTCGGGCCGCTCGGCGATGGTATAGCCGGCGCGGAAATCGCCGAACGCCACCGCATGGGCACCCGCCGCAATGTCGGGCATGTCCTCGGCGATCAGCACCGGATAGCCCATCAGCCGCGCCGGCTCACCCGCCGCCAGCCCGTCCGACCACAGGAAACGCCCGTCGGCATCCTTCATCTTGCGCACCGCGCCGGCGGTCTTGGAGTTCATCACGAACGTCCCGTTCGCCCGGTAGGTCGCATCCAGCGCATAGACCAGATCGACGATCGCATCGGCCGGGTTCGCCGCGGCAAAATCCCCCGCGGCCCCGGTGACCACATAACCCAGATTGCCCCAGCTCCACGCCGCTTCCGGCACCTTGGGGTGGTCCAGCAGCCCGGTCGGCTTGTCCGCGCCATCGCCGTTGATGAAGGCCGCCGCCTCGGCACGGGCGAACTTGTCGGCGATCCGGCCCGCCAGCCAGCCCTCAATGTCGAAGGCGCTGTCGTCCAGCAGCCGCTGGCTGGCCTTCGGCATCGCGTTCAGCTCGTGCAGCCGGATCGAGATGCGCTCGATCTGCGGCACCGCCGTTTCGGTCACCGCCGCCGTCTCGCTGCCCCAGCCGGTGCCCACGTCGCCATGGTCGACCAGCACGTCAAAACTCGTGGCCTCCACCTGCACCACATTGGCCACCTGACGCAGGCTGGCGGTCGAGGCCAGCACCGAGCGCACCGTCGCCGCCGTCTGCGGGTCGACCAGATAGCCGCCCTCGCCGGCCACCAGCGTGTTCAGCCCCTTGCCTTCCAGCGTCAGGCCCCGCATCGCATCGTCGTCGCCGACGCGCAGATAGGCGTCGAACGCCTTGCGGTGGGGGGCGCCCGTCTCGGCCGCGGCCGACAGGGCGGGGCGGGCAAAGCCCGCGGTCTTGCGATCCAGCATCGTCATGCGCTCATCCACTGCTTGCAACCTGCTCTTGATTTCGCCCTGGAAGCCCTTGAACTCGGTCAAGAACCCCGCCACCGCCTGATCCGCGCCGGGCACACCTTCCCCGGCCCGAGCCTTGGTCTCGGTCATCATCTCCACCTTTCGTCGGAAAAGGGGCCTAGCGGCCCGCGATCTCGCGCCGCGCCTCGGCGAAGGCGCCGCGCAACACGTCCCAGACGGCGGGGTCGGCGCCGGCCGCAGCCGCCCCCTTGCCCGCCACCCGCGCCACCGGCAGCATCGGGAACGTCACCAGCGACACCTCCCAAAGCTCCAGCTCGGCCAGAAGCCTGCGCCCCTTGCCGTCCCGCTCGGCCCGCCGGGTGCGGTAGCCGATCGAAAGCCCGTCCACCGCGCCCGCCGCGATCAGCGCCACCGCCTCGCGGCCGCGCGCCACCTCGGGCAGCAGCCGGCCCTTGACCCACAGGCCATGGGCATCCTCGCGCACCACGTCCCACACGCCGATCGGCTCGGCCGGATCGTGCTGCCACAGCATCTTGACCGCCCGCGCCTCGGCCGCCATCGCCGCCAGCGAGGCGGCATAGGCGCCCGGCTGCACCACGTCGCCGCCGCGGTCGGCCACACCGAAGACCGAGGCATAGCCCTCGATCCCGGTGCCGTCGCGCACGACCAGCCCCGCCTCGGGCCGGTGGAACTTGCGCTCCAGCCCGCTGTCGAACTCCATCCCGCTCCCCCTATCTCACCATCGCCCGGATCACCGCCTCGGCCCCCTGCGCCAGCAGGAACGCCGCAACCCCGTAAACGCCCAGCCACAGCCGCTTTTCCAGCCGCTCCAGCGCCGCGTCGATCTGCGCCAGCCGCCGGTCCAGCGCGATCCAGCGCTCGTCGGCCACCCGCTCGTTCGCCTCGATCCGCGCCTGCGCGGCGTCGAAACTGTCATACAGATACCGGGATCCCCCGGCAGACCGGTGCAGGCTCATGCCTCCTCCGCCAGCCGCGGCAGGCCCAGCAGCATCCGCTTTTCCGCATCCGTCAGGAAATCGGCCGCCGCCACGCGCGCCCATTGCGCATCGCGCTCGGCCGCCAGCGCCGGCACCTGGTCAAGGTCGGGCCGCAACTCGACCGTCTCGCCGGCGAACCCCGACAGCCAGTGCGCCACCGCGGCCGTCACCTTGCTGGCCATCGGCAGCACCGTCAGGCGAAAGAACGCGCGGTTGGCCTCCTGGTAATTCGCATAGGTCGCATCGCCCGGCATCCCAAGCAGCATCGGCGGCACGCCGAAGGCCAGCGCGATCTCGCGCGCGGCGGCCTCCTTGGTCTTGTGGAACTCCATGTCCGAGGGGCTGAACCCCATCGGCTTCCAGTCCAGCCCGCCCTCCAGCAGCATCGGCCGGCCGGCATTGCGCGCGCCCATGTGGTGGCTCTCCATCTCGCTCACCAGCCGCTCGTACTGGTCCGCGCTCATTGCCCCCTGCCCGTCGGCACCGCGATAGACGATCGCGCCCGAGGGGCGGGCGGCATTGTCCAGCAGCGCCTTCGACCACCGGCTGGCGGCGATGTGCACGTCGATCGCGGTTGCCGCCGCCTGCATCGGCGACAGGCCGTAATGGTCGTCCTGGGGGTGGAACGCCTTGACGTGGCAGATCGGCGCCGCGCCCGCCGTCATGTCGAACCGGTGCTTGCGGTTGCCCACGGCATAGTCATAGGCCACCGGCCAGCCATCCGCCCCCGGCACCAGGCTGACCCGGTCCGAGCGCAGCACATGCAACTCGGCCGGCAAGGCGCCCGACCCCGGCACCGCTTCCAGATAGGCGTTGCCCGACAGCAGCAACTGCGCATAGACCGCCTCGAACAGTTCCGCCCGCCCCTGCGCCGGGTTCGGCCGCCGGATCAGGTCAAGGACGGGGTGCACCTCGTAGCGGCGCGCGCTGTCCTGCACCACCAGCGGCAGCGCGGCCGCGGCTTCGGCGATCATCCGCACCGCGCGAAACCCCACCGGATTGCCCTGAAACCCCGCCCGGATCAGCGAGACCGTGTCGCGCGGGCTCCAGGCCACGCGGCCGGCGCCGTGGAACGCCAGCACCGCCCCCGTGGCCGAGGCCTTGCGCTCGGCCGCCCCGGCCGGCGCCGCCTCGCTGCGCCGCAAAAAGTCGAACACCATGCGCCTCTCCTCGTCTGCACGCGCCAGACGCCCGGCCCCGGCAGGGGCGGGCCGCCGGCCGCCGCGTCGATCCCATGAACAGCCCCCGCGGGGGGTCTGCGGGCTGCCGCCACCGGGGGCAGCCCGCAGGGC